ATGTCTAATAAACGATTAAATGGAATACAATTTTTACGAGGATTTGCTGTTCTTGCTGTTGTTCTTGGTCACAACAGAGGAACAATGTATGACAATATAGTTGCAGGTTCATTTATTGATTACATAACATCCAATGCTATTTTTGGTGTTGAGGTTTTTTTCGTAATAAGTGGGTTCATAATATCTCATTCAACACAGAGTATAAAATTCAGTTCATTTGCAGAATCTTTATCATTCTTAATAAAACGTTTTTTTAGAATCTATCCTTTGTATTTAATGGTGTTGGCACTTTATGTGTCATTATACTATTACAACTATTATACAGGGGAATTTAGTTTAGGGCATCTTTCTATTGAAAATATAATACAATCAGTATTTATTTCTTCTTATCAGAGTGATGTTATATCTCCAATTTATGGCTGGGGCACGCTCGTTGTTGCGTGGACATTGAGATATGAGATTTATTTTTATATAATTTTTGCCATCTCAATGATATTTACAGCAAAATACAGGTCTGTTTTAACAACTGCAATAATTATTACTATATTTATTTTTTCATCATATTATTACCAAGGCCATTTAGTTTTAGACGCGCAATCATTTCCAATACCTAACACCACACCAGATAAGTACATTGGTTTTGCAGGAAACCCAATAGTTTTAGATTTTATTTTAGGAATGATTATAGCGGAATCAGAAAAGTTATTTGGGGACAACAGATTTTATAACAATAAAAATACTGGGTATTTTTATATAGTAATAATAAATATTTGTTTAATATTATGGTTTACTAGTGCGTTCGGTGGAAACGGTATCACGCGCTCAGGTATTATTGCTTTCTTTCTTGTGTTTAGCGTTGTGAGAATTGAAAGGATTTTTTCCCCATCGTTTCCTAAAATAATTACAATAATTGGTGAATCATCTTATTCTTTGTACTTGATACACATCCCTGTAAAGGAGTTCGCAGATTACTACGGAAACTATTTTTCATTTATACCTAAACAAGGTACATTGGCATTATTTATTGCATCAATATCGCTATCAATCACACTTTCCGTGTTAATTTTTAATTTAATTGAGAAACCAATAAATAGATTTGGTCATAGACTTGCTAATAAAATATTACCTCCGCGCAATTAAAAAAAGCCCCAACCGCTATCGGTAGGGGCATTTTAATTTACATTAAGCCATGTTAATGGACTATCAAGATGTTATATTTAAACCATCTTGCTTGTTTGTTGCTATATTAGAGTAATTTTCAAATGAATTGCCAGTGCATATATTGCCATACGTTGTTATCCTGTCACCTTCTACTCTTATACCTTCTTCCTGTGGTTTTGGAAAGGCTCCTAATGGGGTTTCACCACATGCTATATTACCGCAGACAGAAATGCGGTTGCAGTTAATAATGCGGATTCCAGTATTTTTATTGTCATTAGAGTTATTATTACTAACACTTCCAAAACTACTATTTTTTACGGTTATCCCGTTTTGTCCGCAAAAGTAAACGCTGTTGCTTTCAATATTGATACCTATACTATCATCAATACTTAATCCCGGCCCAGAAGATTGACGACCAGAACTTACCCAGTTATTTGAGAAATCAACGTAACGCCCACCAATTATCTGTACCCCCGCATAGTAATTATCATCTATGTCACAACCAGTAACTTTGTTAACAGTAAATTCAGGCCCTGGATATGTTGTACGATCTGTGCTGAAGCGGAGGCCCGTGTCGGCGTTATGATAAATAACAGAATCTCTGAACCAAACAGATGGCATTTGAGTTATACTGGCACCATCTTTAGCACTTCTGGCGATGAAGCATTTGTTGAATACCAGTCCGCCGCCTATAGTCCCCTGCTCATCTACTTTTGGTGTTATTAAAATATTTTCTCTTCCCTTTGACTCAACAAATTCACATTGAAAAAATGACCAATCAGAAGATCCCTCAATCCAGGAGCCAATACCACCTTTAACTCTAACACTACGCATATTACCAAGGGTAGTAAAATAGGTATGGAAACCTCTATGGGTATCAATAGGGAATATAGAAACATCCTCCCATACAATTCCGTCAATTCGCCCTTCCCATGTCCCGTTTCTGGAGCAGTGGACAATAAAGTCTGTTACATTTGGCGCTTCAATTTCGCGAATATTGGTTGAATTACCTCTCACAAGGTAGGTATCAGTAAGGGTAAAGAATGTTGTATAAATATCACCTGCTGGAAAGATAAGCGCCCCAGTAGCCGCAGCTGATAAAATATACGCTTTATTATCAAACGTACTCCCGGCGTTCGGCACAACACCAAATTCAGTAGCATCACCCGGACCCGTGATACGTTTCCACGCATACGTAGAGCCAACCGCAATAGTGCCACCATCGTCCGTTAAGCCAGTTTTATCGACGCACTGAAATACGCCAGCACCATAACCCTGATGCTCTGTATGCCAGCCTGTGAGTAGGGCGTAATCGCCTATCTCATTTGAATTATCATCACGCATTTCCTGGAATGATTTGAATTTTAATTCTAGCTTGTTCAATGTGTCATATACGTTACTGTCTTTATACCCTACTTTTTTAGATCCATCCGGCTCAGCCAGTTCTTGTCGGAGCTGATCTGGGTCATACTTCAATACGTTAGCAATATAATCAACCTGAAAACCATAGGCATCATAGATAGCCATGCTATGACCCTGAACGGTGACAATTTTCACCAGTTGACCGTTGTATACGATTTTACCGGCTGAGTTGATAATTAGCGGCTGAGCAATCTGGACGTGAGATCCATCCTCATTTTCAATGTATACGGGTATCTGATTAGCAGGATTAACCGGATCGGTATCTATCTTACCAATGTAAATTTTCCCATTAGCAACAGCTTTAAACGAACGGGATTCAGTGAAGATTGGACGAGGGTTAGAAACAACTACGTTGGCAGTGATATCTGTCATTTAATGTGCTCCAGATGCAATGAATCGCCGCAGCGTGGCCACGGTGAATTTTGGGCATAAAAAACCCAGCCAGTGCTGGGTCGTTGCGTTGGTTATCTGTCAGTAGCGATGTAATGAAGGAGGTAATTCTTTATTCTTCAACATTATCCATGCGGAAATACCGTTCTATCACCTACAACTTGCTTTGCTCCCCCTTGCGCTTACCTCATGGTATCCTGCACAAAACTAAGGAGGTTGGCGTGTTAGAAATAATAGTATTAGTTCTTGGTATAGCCTGTTGCGCACTCTATGCAGAGTTAGTTGCCCTCAAGAAAAAGGTTCAGGCATTAGATCACCCATATGAAATTGATGCAAAAATTGAACGATTAACGGAAGAGAATACACACTTAAAAAATTCCATAAGGACACTAACTGATGACAACTACAAACTGTCCAATGCACTGGCTAAGTGGGAAATAGTAAGTTATGAAAGAATGACGGACATGATTTTTTCGTCTTATATGGCTACAAAATCTCCTGAAACATCAGGAAAAGGAATAATTGCAGCTATTGAAAAGAGAATTAAATAGCCATCCATGGCGTTTAATCACTGCTGTGTTGCCTGGTTAGCCAGTAGCGGCCTTACAGCCGTAACTGCCTGATTCAGAGCTCGCTCATATGCAGGTGTTCCAGGTTTGGTGTTTGCAAGGCGAAGAAGCATATTACGGGCTGGCTTTGACTCATACAGACGCATCATCAAACCAAATCCAGCCTCACCACCTATTGACGTGCCTCCAGAGAAAAGGCCAGCCCCTAGCCTGATGTTATTAGCAAGAGACTGGCCTGTCTGGGTGACTACTCCAGCAGTATCAGCTCTTGCAGTTTCCCTAAGCACGTCATGAAGAGCATTTAACTCTTTCATGTGCTGTCCATTGAATACGGTGTTATAAATCTCACCGCCAGCCTGTCTCTTCAGCTTGTTAACCTCTGTGATGAATTTAGCTGGAGAGTCGCCCGCCTTTTCTGCGATCTTGCTAACGTATGCAGCTCTCATGGCATCCTTACCTTTGCTATCAAGTGCAGGCCATATACGCTTTATGTCTGACGCATTTCTACTGTAGACCACACTATTAATTAACTCTGGCGTTGCTTGGTTGGTAGCATCATTAAGCTTAGTAGCTATTCTTTTATTCAAAACCTTGTTATAGATATTTGAATAATCAGAATTAGCCTTGATATATCTAGCTGCATCCTGAGTACCAAGTGTTTTACCAACAGCGCTCTTTAGGTCGCGGCTCATGGCATTCTCAATCGAATTTGTTATCGCCTTAGCTTGGTTAGGAAACACCATTGCATCACCTTGTACATTTGATCTGAATGCAGTTCTATGCTGCTTCAACAGGTCAAAATCTATGCTTGGGTTTGATAACTCTGCTTTAAGATTTTCCAAGGTGCTTACCAGATTCTTATCGGCTGATGTTCCAAGACGATTAAGCTTAGCCAAGCTATCATCGATGGCAGTAACTGCATTAGATGTTGGAACTGGAGTTGAACCCATTTTCTGAGTGATATCTTCCAGCACTTTTCCGGAAACTTCCCTGCGCCCTTTGAGTGTGCTGGTAAGTGATTTTACAACATCATCAGCATTATACTCACCAAACTTACTCAGGTAATTTGAGACAGCGTCACTTCTTGCGGCTTGCTGAGCCTCCCTCTTTGCTCCAGTTCCAAGAATGGCTCCTTCTCCGCTTTGCTGAATACCTCTCGTCAACGCATTACCAGGCTTAATCAGGTCTGATGTCATTGGCGTTATGCCCATTGATTCAGCATTGGCGATAGTCTTTGCTACATCTGGAGAAATATCACCTCGAAGTGCTGTCACTCCTCTTCCTATCACTTTTGCTACAGCCGATAAGGCCCCCTGAGCGCCAAGGTTGATGGCGGCGTTCTTTGCAACATTGCCAGCAAAATCCCCTTGCTGATTAGCGGCCTCAGCGACTGACCCGATAGCCATATTACCCGCCACGCCAGCACCTGGGACAAGATACCCACCAATAGCCTCCCCTGCCTGAGCATATGGATCGGTCGGTCGGTCAACGGGGCGATACACGTCATCCAGCACTTTCGGGCCGCCTAACCCCTGACTAATTGCGTTAATGAGGCTCGCCCCACCCTGCAATACATCAAAAGGTATGTTTACCAGCCCGCGTCCAGCCTGCTCGGCGATTTGTCCTGCGCCCTGCCCGCCAGTCAGGAAATCACCGGCACGCTGCATTAATGATGGTTCTGTCTGCTGTTCTGCTGGTTGTGTTTCTACTGCCGATGCCTGCCCAGAAAAATACTCATCAATGGCGGCACCAATATCCTCAGTGCTTGTACCATCAGGAAAGGTGAATGTCTTACCGTTTGCAGTTACTTTCATCATTCCACCGTGAATTGAATGCCGGATTTAGACGTGTAGCTTCCTCCGACTGATTGCTGAGTCGCTGGCTGCTGCCTTGATGATTTCTGCCCACCATTACCAACATCAACGTTGTACTGCTGGTTATAATTGTTGGTGTATTCCTGTATCTCACGAATAGACTGCTGCATAGCCTCCGGGCTTGAGTAGTCAACTTGCGGCATCCCCTGAAAATACATCTTCGCTTCTGCAATGGTGTTGATACCGCTAGCGCCCATATCTCTTGCTGCTGCCACGCCCTGATTCTGCATTCTTCCCTGAATACGTTGTGCGGAGTTATATAACCGTCGTTGTTCTTTGCCTGTGAGTCGGCTGCGAACATCTGCACCGATTGCCGGATTTCCTGATCCGCCAGTCATGCCAGTCATGAAATCGAGAGCAGAAGCATCTGCATTTGCGATTGCGTCAATGTCTTTCTTCATCGCGTAGTTCTGTGCGCTTGCCGCAGACGTTGGAGGTGCTGCAATAGCACTTGCCGGGACACGAACCATATTGCCGTTATCGTCAATACCTTCGTAAAATGCATTAGCCCCTGCGCCGTGAAGTTTTCCGTCAATGTTGACTGTTCTACCATCTGCAAGATGAACGACCCGATTCCCGTCGGCTCCTGATATCGTTCTGGAGTTTGCCCTTTGCATTGCCAAATCCTGGCCGCGGCGGGCTGTAGAGGCTGACATGTCTTGTCCGCGCATAGTAATATTTTGCCCGCGAGCCTGAAGTCCTTCCCCTGCTTTATTGCTGCGGATTGTTTCAGCAAGTCGACCTCGGTCAATCTCGCGACCTGTCAACTTGTCCTGAATATCAAAATACTTTTCTGGTCCTACCGCGTGCATCCCAATAAGGTCTGTTAACTGCGTGAAGCCTTCAGGGCTTTGTTGATATGTCTGCCACGCCTGTTCAGGAGATACGCCAATTTGCTGCAGTGTATTCTGGTGAGTGGCAAGCTCTCGCATCACCGCTTCAGGCCCCTGAGCGGCGGCAATATTCAATCGTGCAGACATATCGCCCATTGCCTGATTTCTGTCAACATCAACAAACCCCATGCCCTGACGAATTGTTTCAATCTGGTCTGGATTGGTGGCCGCAAGTTGACGCAAGGCATCGCGGTCACCTGCCGCATAAGCCTGACCGAAAGCTTTTTGAAAGTCAGAAAGCCTATGAGCAGCCTCATTCTGCTGTATTGCCTGACCAACTGCACCAAGACCCTGAACAAGTTGAACTCCAACGTTTGGGCGCCGGCTAAAGTCGTAGTTTGATAGTGATGGCTGCCCGGGCGCGTTTTGGTTTGCCACCTGCATTGATGGCAGTCCGACGAGTTGAAATGTAGCCACGATAACTCCTTAGAAGAGTGAGCCAAGCAATCCGATACCAGCACCGATACCAGCGCCCCATGGCGTGGAAGTGCCTAACAGGCTTGCAATACCAGCACCGGCAAGCGCACCACTCGTACCTCCGCTAATGGCACTTCCAAGCGTGGATTGACCAGAACCCTGAGAGCGGATAGCCGCCATCTGTTGTGCAAGATTACCTGCGTTATTTGCATAGTTCTGTCCTGCCGATGCCTGGCCTGCTGCCGCAGACTGACCAACGTTTAACAGGTTGCCATAGTTTTGCATCTGCCCTGACAACCAGTTCTTCCCGAGCGTTGGTGCAATGGATGCAATTTGGTTTGATGTTGCTGTAGAGCCAAGACCTCCGGTGGCTTCCGCTGCATTCAGGCTTTGATAGCGAGCCTGATCAGCCAATTGTTTATACTGGTCTGAGTTGTAATACTGATTGAGAGCACTGTTCTGACCTTCCAGTGTTGATAGCTGCTGAATCTGCTGGAGAGCCGGCAAGCCTGCGGCGGCGTAAGGTGCCAACTGCTCCATCACACGATTGAATTGTTGGTTTTGCAGGTCTGCGGCGTACTGTGTTGCTCTTGCGGCCTCTTTTGCTCCGCTGCTTGATGAGCCACCTTTTCCGCCTTTTTCAGCGCAATAAGGCTCCTCGCCGCGCAGTTTTCTGCCCAGCTTAAATGCATATAACATGTTTATCTCCTGTGATTCAGGAAGTCGATTAGTTCTTCGCGTGTGGCGCTGTAAAACGTCACGTCATCCACGCCTTTGAAGTATTTCTTGATGGTTCCTACACGCTTAAGGCCAATCATTGCGCAGTACATCTGACCGTGGCGAAATTTGCGTGCAGCAAATGATGTAACGCACTGAACGGTGGTGTTGGCGAGAATGTATCGCCAGAACGTCATCCCGATTTCCTTACTGAATCCGCGAATCTCAGGCAGGTACATGGCGTGGCAGTCAAAGGTAAGTGGCTGAATCTCGTTGTAATACACAATGCCACCGAACTGACCATGTACGTTTACTTCGAAATAGCGGCACTCAGGTTTGTAGTCGTATCCGTCACCGTTGTTGCTCCCGGCGATGATGTCGGGATGGTTGCCGACAGTTTCTATCAGGTCGATGTTTCGTGTTGGAATGAATGTAATCATTAATCAATCAGCCCATGTGCACGCAAGGCGTCTTCCAAAGCCTTAGTGCGCCGACGCTCAGCAATTAGAGCATTGGCTATAGCCTGGATTTCAGATTGCGTGTAAGTATCGCTAACGGTGAATGTCAGGTCAGCATTGAATGCGCCTTTATTCGCCGTACCTGTTGCCGCGGTCCATCCAGTCTGGCGAGCGCCAACAACTTTTGTACCGTTAACAGAATAACTTCCTGATACGCTAAGGGATGAGGTAAGAGTTTGAGTTCCTGTTCTGCTGAGTGAAACATAATCAACGATTATCTCTGATACCTTACCGTCGATATCCTGAACTTTTATTTTCAGACCATTAACATCATTCTCTATTTCAAGAAGCTTTACTTTTATTCCTGAAATATCCTCTTCTGTTTTTGCAATTCTTTTTTCGTGCTCATCAAGAATTACATCCTGCTCATCATTTCTGACCTGCGCATCATAAGCACCGCCTCCTGCCTGATTTGCCTTTTCTGCAATGGAGCCAACATCAGTACCCTGATTTATGACATACAGAAGGTAAGACTGACTGAATATGTTGCGAGGGAGAATAGATGCATCAATGCGTGTAGCCTGAACCACGACAGGCTTATTAAGTGACGGGTCTGCCATATGTTACTCCAGACGAATTTGACACCCGGATAGTGTTACAGGTGATTTGGTGATTACCCGCAGTTTGAATCCGATTAATCGACGAATACGACCTACACGCTTCCATAAAACTCTCTTGTCGTACACAAACGGCTCATTCTGCTCAATCATCTGTTCGCGACCGTAATTGATTCCGTCTGTGGTTGCAGACAGGAACAGGCGGTCAGCGTATTGAGCAACACCAGTGGATGATTCAACTTCGAGGTCGAAGCATCTGGCGTTATCTGCCTTGAAGAGGGGCGTAAACAACAGGTGTTCTTGCTGCTTGTCGTACTGACTACTGATGTCGAATTGCAAATGCCCCGTCACCGCTTCTGACTTGTCGCCACACGTAATCTGGTTGCCTTCGAACATGAAATCGATGGCGCGATAAACATCGTCGTATAAACCGGTTTTCAGTACGCACCATTGCGGCCCGTTCTGGCTTGATGAGGCATCGTAAACCAGCACATGACGCGGGAGATGGATAATCAGCAGTTCATGCGAATCGAACCTCAACGCTTCCATCACCCCGGTTGCCAGTTCATCAGCCGTGTATGAGCGGATAATTTTCTCAATACTGGCCGTCGCAATTGGTGAAGCCTGCCCTGACCCGATGATGTAGACGGAAGGTGCGCCAGTAGCCGGGTGACTGATGAATGCATATGAATCAGCGAATGGCGTTTTACAGTATGTTCCGGCAATACCCTTCTGTACCATCAACGATGGCTGTGCGACATACAACGCAGCGCCAGCGGTGGTTGCACCAGTCAGGGAAAAATATTCAATCGTCGATGAACCAAAGCAGACAATGAAGTCTCGCCATGTGCCGATGCCGATGATTCCGTCAGGCTGAGACTCGGCACGATATTGTGCGCTGTATCGGTCAGGATGCGATTCGTCTTCAAGGTCAGTGATGAACCATGAATCGGTTCCGTCTTTTGACCACGCATAACGCCCGCGCAAGCGAGTAATGTCACGAACAGAACCTAACTCATACTGAGTGAATCCGCTGTCCGTAGGCCAGTTTGATACGGTTTTAACTGTGCCATCATAGCGATACTCGACCAGTTGACCATTAACGCCTACCGCCTGTGATGTCCGACCATGTGCCATTGATACGCGACCGCTTCCAGCTACATCACCTACTACGGTTTCCCCTTTGTAGAGCTTACTGCCTAAAACGCGATATACAGCGTTCTGAGCGGTGTTGTATTCAACACCACGCGATACACCATTTACATCGTTGCGCTTCGCTATGCCGGGGAATGAGCGTAAATAACCCGATGAGTTGAGGACTTCTTTCGGTGTAGCCAACATATTGATTGGCAGGTAATCAATATAGTCGGCATTCTTGAAGTCCTTACCCATTCCCTTCATCATGGGGAGTTGTTGAATCGGCATTCTGCTCTCCGGGGAAATAATGCCATTCGTTCAGATTGGCGAAACTGTTTCCACTGCCAGTTGGCATACGTGACGGGTAAGGAGCTCTTTTTGCTCTGGCGATGGCGGTCTGCTTATAGAGGAGCTCCTTCCCATATTTAGCGGTTGCGATAATTTTGGCGGTAGCCTCAAGCGCATAATCCGGAGCAATTCTGCAAGCCAGATTGTGGAATACTGCGCTGATTGCGCTTGAGCGAAGACCGTGGTCGTCACCTTCGGCTGGCGGGTTATCATCATCTGAGAATACATACCCGGTAACAATGCCTTTCCCGTCCTGATACCACTCGGCCATCATCGCTTCGAGGTCATCTACGGCATCCTGCATAGACTGTGGCTCAACATCAGTGAGAGTTGCATCTGATGCTACACCAAGCTTACGCAGCGCCGCCCTGACCAGATCGCCTTTAGTCTTTATCTGCATCGCTTTCCGCCTTAGGCTTTGGTCCTGACTTTTTGCGTTCTTTGGTTGCCGGTTCTTTCGGTCGCAGGCTTAGCAGACGATTCAACACATCATCTGCCGTGTGGCCGTCCCATTCCTTGCCAAACTCAATTTCCGTGCCTTTAGGCAGATGTTCAATTTCACTCTCTGGGAGGTGGTATGTTACCGCGCCTTCTGGGGTGTCGATGCCAGCTAACACCCATCCATCCCATTGCTCGCCGTCATGATGCTGGAAGCTCCACCATGCGCTTTCGCGGAAGGCATTCATTAGCGTTGAAAACAGGCGCACTCGATGTGCATATAGTTCGTTAAAGGTGTGGTATCCATCAGACACTTCACCCATGTCTTTCTTGACCACGCCTGACTCGCCGATTGGTTCGTCATTGGTCTCCGGCACTAGATTTGGATGCTTAACCCAACCATCGGCAAGGTGATCTTCTACGTCGCCGTCATCGACAACTTTAACCTGAACTTCCTTGCCCCATACCTTCGTTCCACGCCCCTGCTTATATAGCATTACACCCATGTGTAACCTCAAATAAAAAAGGGGCCGAAGCCCCTGTTAGTTACGCAGTCTGACCAGGCAGGCCAACACCGATTGCTTCCGGTCGTGTCGCGTTTACGCCGTACCACAGCGCAATACGGCACAGGCCGGACAGGGTGGAAATATCCCCCTGCGTAGCGAAGATACCGTTCAGGCCGACATCCGGGATGCTGAATGAGGTAGTTTTCATACCTGCAAAAAGCTCATGGTTGGCCGGAATCGGCTGAGACACAATACGGATGGCGTCATCAGCCCAGAACACGTTGGTACGGGCATCCTTAACGTTCAGGATGTTCACCGCCATTGCATCAGCCAGTGAGGTGTTAACGTTGGCGTAGGCGCGTTGCTCAGGAGAAAGAGAAACATCATCCAGTGCTACAGGCTTCGGCGTGATTTCAACGTGAGTACCATCAACAACGCGAACTACGGAGAAAGTCGCGTCCTGCGCCAGTACGTTCTTAGCCATCTGACCAAGGAACTTCACGCCAGTAAACGAAATTTTGTCGCCGCGTTTCAGGCCGGTAGTTGCAGACAGGGTGACGGTAGCAAAACGGTTATCAACGTTAACTTTGTTGCCATCGTTATCCAGTTGCCATGCGACAGGATTGAAGGACTGCGCACCGGATACAGTGATGCCAGTTGCAGTAGATTTGGTCAGCACAGGAAGTTTCGGAGAGCGCAGGACATCATCGAAGCCAGCAACCTGACGCTGGATAGTGCCATCGCGGTACGCTTCTTCAGGAATGCGCCCAAAGATATCGCGCTTAGTCAGGTCATAACCCGCCTTTTTGTAGTCCTGCGGGTTGAAGAAGTACGATATCCCCATGTCGCGGTTAAGTTCGCGGGAGAACATCAGTTCTTCTGCATCGGCCACAAAGTTCCATGCGTCTGCGGTATTAGTGCTGATAGCATCCGGCGAAGTGATAACCAATGACCCCATCTCGGCGGCCATATTTGCGACTTTCAACTCAACGTTGTTAGCCAGCTTGCGAGCGGCGGACTGGATGCGGTGACGATACGCAGTCTCGTCTCGCAAGTCATCTGCGCGTAACTGGAAGAAGTCGTTATCCGGCTCTCCCATGTTTACCGCGACGTTAAGCTCCAGTAACCCTGTCGCTTTATCAGTTAAATCCCAACCCTCCTGAGTGGGGGACTCCTGCTCTACAGGCATCCAGATGGTATTGCTGGAGCGCTGCATAGAAGCCGCAGGCGGGGTATATTTCTTGGCTTTCTGCGCCATTGGAGTGATTGCGGAGATGGTGTCAATAATCTCATCCACCGCCAGTGTAACAATTTGACCTTCGTTCAAAGCCATTATCGGATTCCTTTAAGTTTTGCCTTTAGCTTGCGGTAGGTTTCCACATCGCCCTTGCTCGCAGCTGCATCCATCTGTTTACGAATGGCATCTTTATTTGCTGCGCTGACATCACCGGTAATCGGCTGGTCAGCAGGGGGAGCGGAAGAGATTTGTTTACCGCGAGGCTTGAGAGTTAAGCGTTCGGATAGTCGAGTGAGTTCAATCAGCGCGGACTGCCCATCCATCGCCAGTAACTGGCGGGCTTTCTCCGGGTTTGCACCCAGGTGATACATGAGCGCGGCAGACTTCTCCGGGAACAGGCGCATAATGTCGGCCCCAACCGCAGGCGGAACCAGTTGCATAAATGCGTCTTCTTTCTCCTGATAGTCAGGGATATTGAGCTTTTCTGCCGCGTCATAGTGTTTGCGGGCAGCTTCGACGTATTGCGCTGATTGCTGGGTAAACTCCTGAGTCTTGCGGCCCTGTTCTGCTACGGCATTGCTGCGGGCGTCCTGCGCTTTCATTAGCCATTCGGTATTGGCAGCATTGAAAGCGGCAAGCGCACGGCTGTTGTCATAGTCATATTTGGCCAGGCCTTCTTCTGACAGATAGGCATTAATATCCGGCTGAGGTGGGAGGTCAGGGTTTACCCGTAAACTCTCCGGCAATTCTCCGCGTTTAACTGCTTCCATCTGCTGCTCAAGCTCGCGCTGTCGTTTGCGCTCGATGCGGCGGCGGGCGAATTCTGCGTTCTTTGCCGGGTCTTGTTTTGGTGCTGTCTCATCGTCCTTCAGGACAATCTCAAAGCCCTCTTCCTGACCTGCATTGTCGTTGGCATTATCGACAACTAAGCTATCAGCAGATGCCGCTGCATAATCGCCGGACAGGGTTAAGTCTTCAGTTGCCTGAATTTCGGTGGTTGGTTTCATGATTAACTCTCTCTTATTGAGGTGTCTCGGCTACACTGCCGGAAGGTTGATTTTGTCTCTGCGATCGCAGGATATTGGCAATGTCCATTCGCTGCTTGTGCGTCTGTTCATTGCCTTTAAGGAGTAACTCAGCATTTGCGCGAGCGTCTTCGCTGCGGTCCTGCTGGAATGAAGCAACGGTTTTGAGGAACTCTCTAAACTCGGACTGTTTATTGAGATCCATATTGTTGAATATTTCTGCGATTTTCGCAGCGTTAAGTTGGTTTTGAGCTTCGACTTTAGCCGCGTCGATTTGAAGAGATAGCGTCTGATTCTGCGCTTTAGCCAGTTCAGCCTGACCTTGCAACAGCACACCCTGCGCCTGAACCATTGCCGGGTCTTGCTGTCCTTGTTTGGCCTGCTGCGCTTCGACAAACCATTGCTGCTCTTCAGGTGTTTCCGGCTTCTTAACGCCCATCTGAATAAGCTGCTTATTGGCATAGTCACGCATCATCTCGACACCTTTACCATCAAGCAGGGTGAAGTACTGAAGCAACAGCAGTTGATATTCTGGCGTTCCCTGTGGCGTCTTGCCGAGCAACTCAAGAATTTCTGCGCGGTTTTGCTGCTTCATGGACTGGAATGATGGTCCAACATCCGTGTAGCACTCATAGCGCCCCCTGATATCGTTCAGTACCTGCCGCTCACCAGTGGCAAGGTCAACAACCTCAGCCATTAGCTGAACCTCTTTTTCACTGCCATCCTCAAGGGTGATTGTCACGCTGCGAGGAACATCGTAGATGTCGTTAACTATCGACTGGTAAATCTCACCGTCACGGCGCATAGCGGTAGCCAGATTATCCTGAAACACGTATGTCTCAAGGTCAGCCCGCATATTGAGTTGGTTTACGGTATCGAATGCAACCTGATTACCATTAACCGACCCAGCATCTACACCAAGAGTGGCAACCTCTTTTACTGCGCTGGTTGCAGCTTCCAGCATATAGGCATTGGCCTGTGGAACTTCCGGATTTTCATAGTATGCCAGCGGCTGAGTTGGCATTTCTCCGTTGTTCTCATCCGTGCGATTGAGCAGGTAATACGGGTAATCGTCGTTACCGTCATACATATGCTCAAAGCCTGCAATCTGTTCAGGCCAGAAGAACGGCTTCTTCTTCGGAGTACGGGCCACGATGTCGGCGTTGAACGACATAATCATGTTGCGCAGACGCTGACCGTCTTTTGTCAGGCGGACGACACCCTCATACACTTCTTTATCTTCAACGAAGCCCCACTCGCCGAATACCGGAACAATGGGGATATGTTCGCCAGCAATGAGCTGCTTGTCTTTGAGTACAGCGGTGCAGGTGATAATCGATTTGTATACCCGGCGACGCTTAATCTGGCGCTCTGCAATTTTGATAAATCCACTATCAGCCAGGTCGTCGATGACGTCTTTAATATCGCGCTTAAAGTAGCTTACCGGCTCACCCGTAACCGGGTCTTGGTAGATAAACGCCGTCTCTTTCTTCTCGACCACTTCGTAAAACTCAGCGATCTGAATTGTGTCCTGCGTCAGCCATGGAAATACCCAATCGTTGGGGTTCTGGAATGATGGAATATCATCAGCATCAAGGTCGTATTTTTCTGCGAAATCCTCCCAACCATTCTGGCTCATTGAGTGGATAACTGTGCAGTGACGGGCGTCAGACTTGTCCATCAGTTTGCTGTTGCTGTCCCAGATAACATGGGAGCAGGCACTATGGATAGGCTCTCGACGGATAACCTGATTGTTGCTCGTCGGACTTTGATCTTCGTAGTCAGTGACCAGACGCCACGCACCTACGCCAGATTCAATCTGCTCACGAACAGCGACGTTGACCGCGATTTTTGCCGTATTGTGTCGCATGTCTGTGCGATACATTCCCATTAGCACATCAGCAGCGTCAGGACTTGCTCCATCCTTTGGGCGATACAGAACATCAACAGGGTTCTGACGCATCTCAGAAACGAGTTTGCGCACCACTGGTCGTACCACATCGAACTGCCCGCGATATTGCAGGGTTGTGTATTGTGATAGCCAGTCATCCCATTGGCTGATCCGACTAAAGAACAGATCGTTCTTAGCCTCTCGTCTGGCTTCATCACTGGCTGTCCAGTCCGCATCAAAGCGCGACAGGATGCTCTCCAGCCTGTTTTCATTGTCGGCCATTATCGTCCTCTGCGTACTGGTCTAATCGGTGCGGGGATTTTCTTTTCTTTCGGCTTTCTGATATCGCGCATCATCCTGGCGAAGCGGCGCATCATGTAGCCGTAGCGAGTAGCATCGAGCACATCATCGTTGGTCTTGACAATCTTGCCGTTCTCATCGCGATGATATAGGCGGAACTCTTCAAAAAATGGTTCGCATGTGTTGAATACTTTGAATCTTCCTTCAAGCATCAGGTCACGAAGTTCACTAATGCCTGACTCTACTGAGTTACCGCCATCCGGGAACGTTGCGTGTTCGGGAAGCATAGAGAACCCGGCGTCCGCATATTGGGTTTTAAGTTGCTCACCACCGCCCTTTTCGTGTTGGTGACCGTCATGAGGCCACGCGACAGGTATTTTGTTAGCCCACGACTTAACAGCACCCCATGCCTGAACTGCGGTGTTCTCTGATTTCTTCCACACACGCGCCAGATAGAAAACATCTGCGTCTTTGTCCCACCAAAGCTGAATGTGAGCTTGCGGGTGGTTCCAGCCGAAGTCCTGAGCGTCGATAACATAGAAGTGATCGGGACACTCAAACGGCTGGCACTTAATCGTCTCTTCCGGTATCTGGAATATTCGACCGCTACCCATCGTAGGAATACCGCGAGCACGCGCCTCTCTCTCATGCTCAGGATAGGATGCGATGATTTGCTCTTTCTGCTCGTCGGTGTAGTGCTCAGCGTCATAGATGGTCATGTTGACCACTTTCTGCGACTTGCTGGGATTCTTCAGGAACTTGGTAACAACGTCAGACATCCCCATCAGCGGGGTAAACGTCAGAATTGAGAATTGCCCGTATTTGTTTGTACGGGTAAGACCTTCGCCATAAATGCTGTATGGTGGCTCTTCGTCAAACCACACGCCGTGGATTGTGTCACCCTGCCAGCGTGCACGGCCTTGCGAGTATGGCTTGAAGTAGCAGATTGAAATGCCATCTTCAACACCATCAGCCGTGTGATGCTTAACCAGAAGATGATCAACAAGGTTCGGAAAGAAAGGAGACTTCTTCCAGCTAATGATGTCTTCTTTCGGTATGGAACCGTAGCCAGGCTCGTCATTCTCTTCGATACGACCGCACAGGATGCGTTGAGTCGTTTTGGTTACAGTCTCGTTTGTCTCGCCGCCAATCCAGAAGACGACAGGCTCATAGAAACGCTTACCCTTCCACTCTCCGCCATATTTACCATCATCCGGGTAGCCTTTTGTTCCCGGATAACGCCCGGTAAGGTGAAACGCGACTTCAGCAGCACCAGTAAATGACTTACCAAGCTGGTTACCAGCCATAAAACAGCGCTCTGGATAGTCATGCCCGGCGTCGATGAATTCACGCTGTTTGCTGTATGGCGTAAATTCATATAGCAGGTGTGTGTTCCGGTATTTCTCTTCTTCTTCGAGTAGCTCGAGCAATTCGATTTGCTCTTCGTCGCTCAGGTTATCAAGAATCGCGTCCAGTTCCACGGTTGAATAGCTCCTTGATACGAGAGCGGCGCTTATCGCGATCTCCCTTATCAGGTGTCACGTCTTCAACTTGCGACTGCTCTTTGAGGCCCAAATCGCGGGCGATGATGTTAGCGTTGAGAAGATCAGCGGCTGCGCCGGAGAATTTTTGGTCGTAGATGATTTGCTCTGCTCGCGTAACGACCTCAGATAAGTCTTCTCTCACCCTGTATTGTCGCCATGTCTCAAGCGTCACATCGAGGAATAGCGTTAGCCCAGTGATGGTCATCGCCCTCATCTTGGCGATAGGCTCTTGTGTAACTTCTCCTTGATATGAGAAAGCCTTCATCTCCCATAGTGGGTTAGCCTCCACCCACTCGAAGTATTCACAACAAGCAGCCCACAGCGCCTCAGGCGACTCGAATTTCGGGTTACGCCCATGACTACTGCGGGCCTCCCAGAATCGGTTGCCCTTTGGTGCTGCCATAAGTTAACTTCCTGATGTTGTTGCGATAGTCACGTTAGCCGAACCATCAAAGGACGTTGAACCTGTGACAGCGCCGGTTAGTGTGATAGTGCGAGCAGTAGATAACTTATCCGCCGTCTCTGCATTCGTTACTGAACCGCTTGCAGAAGTGTACTTAGCTTCAAATGCTGTCTTGCTCATATAGAGCAGCTCGCCGTACTGGCTCCGGAACAGATATCCACCGACCTCCGGCTTGAATACGGCTACTGTTTGCGCTGACATGTACTGGTCAGCATACGGACCGTCGAATTCTGCGTTTGCACTTCCGTCATTAGCGTATTTGATAGCTTTAATCGGAAGAGCAGACACATATACACCGTCAGCATCTTTGTAGAGAGGCCATGATGGCGTGAAGTTTGGGTTTGCCATTACTTGGCTCCTTCTTTTTCTGGTTCATGAAAGAACGGCAGGAAGTGACTGAACATTCTGTCAAGCATGTAGCAGTAGGTTTCGTTTGCGTCGCCAGGATAAGTAGTTACACCAACATCTCGGCAGACATAGAATGCGACGTGAGCACATTCATGAACCAGTGTGGCAGCATTTCCATTGAATACCCCAAGCAGGTAAAGGTTCTCGCCTGTTTCGGTATTGCAATATGACTGTGTTGCCCCCGCCAGCATCTCATTCCCGCCGCTATCAACGCCAAGATGAATGCAAGCCTGCTCCCATTCTTCTTTTGAACGACATAGGTAGACATTGGCGCTATGGAACAATGGCACGAAGAACCGGGGAAGTTTAGGCCACTTCGTCTTTGCCATTCGTTATGCTCCGGTAGTGAACAGGTCTAATGCTTCCTTCGATTTACGAACCGCTTCGATAGTGCGGGTCGTGATATCTGAATTAGCGCCGCCTGACTGGAAGTGAATTTTGAATAGCTCAAGCTTCAGCTCGTCAGTGCCAATGAATTGAAATGCTTCCTCTGCGGCTGCGTTCTGGTTCATGACCAGTTTGTAAATCTCTAACTGGAATTTCTGTTCTTCAGTCATGGGAATAATCTCTGCCATTGTTGGCTCCGTTTATCCGTTAAAAGGGATATCAGTTAAGTTATCCCGTGTAGGGCATAAGCCATTGTCGAGACCACTCATTGAATGGCCTCTGCAATAACCGATGTCTTTCCATCAGTCCGCCACCACAAAGAATCTTTTTTGCCATAAGGCAGGAGGTTCATCTTTCAGTGGCTGCCAGTGTTATTTCCCCACTTACTGGCTTGGGTTGTTTCGCGGTACTGCCGTTAACTGGTGGCGCACAGATTGAGTTAAATCCGTTCTCGCATGATCCAGCTTTTACATACCCGGATTGTGGGGATGTAAATCACGGTTTCATTATCAAGCCCACCCGTAGATGGGCTTTGGAATGGTCACTTTGGCAGTCCGGGGATCGATATTTGCGCCTGCTGCTCAAGCCTTTCGATTCTTGCTATGAGTTGCGGTTTTTTGATCCTGCCCCAGCGGTTCAGCAAGCGTCCTGACATACTGGCAACATCCTTTTCCTTCATGAACTCCAGCATTAACTCGTTGTGCTCTCTTTGGTATGAGTGAGCCATCTCCATCAGCCTGTCACGCATCCAATTAAATGCTTTGATAAACGCCTCTTTGATGGCGGCAGCTTTTTTGCCGGTAAACGACATGATGATGTACATCGCACCGTCTTTGGAAATTTCATATTCAACATACTGATTACCCTTGTGTTCATAGGTAACCCGCGAAAAGTTGCTGGTTAGAAATTCATCCGAACAGTCTAGCTTTTCGATTTTCTGAATGATGTGGTGATGCTGCTTGTCGAAGTAAGCTGCTACCTTGCGGGAGGTTGTGATCACGCGATCACCAGAAACAACCACCATGTCCCGGAAATCGAGATTAGCCAATTGATGATTCATAGCGTCTTTACCTTTTAGAAAGTGAGCCTGTCTCACAGAAAAGCCGCCCCGAGATGGTCGCCACCATATACGGCAGTTCTCAGGCTCAGCTTTCTGAAAGGCTCGGGTGATGTAATATGCGCGTGAGATGCGCTGTGAAATTCAGATGTAAAAAAGCCCCGCATCGCGAGGCTCATTAAATGGACTTTGTGATTTGCAAAAAAATTATTTCAGGCACTGAGTCCTGATGTACTCCTGCAGGTAGTTAACCTGCGCGGTTATCTTGTCGATTCCACTTCGGAGACGGTAATAATTGAGTTCAGCATCTGCTGTAAGTCTTGGGCTTTCTCCATCGCCCATGCCGCTGGTTCCGGTCGTTGACTTTGGACAGGTGGCGGAGACTTGCAGGCGCTTACGACCAGCAGAAACATCAGCACGTAGACTTTCGATAGTCGCGTTAGCATCAGCAAGCTCCTTTGTGTATCTGGCGTCGAGTTCTGCTACATCACGTTGACGCTTCTTCATATCAGCGATGATGGATGTGGCTTTATCGCGCTGGTCTTTGTAGGCGATTGCGTTATTGCGGTAGTGATTAACAGCCCACGAAAGACAGACGATGATGCAGATAATGACAGACGCAATAATTGCCTTAATACGACTCATGATAAGAACAGCGCTCTTTCTCGCCGCCTCCGAGGAAGGAGAATATCAGGGTCTTTACCAGCTTTTCTCCATAACAGGAAAGCATCTGCTGCTGCCTGGTAATTCTTTAAATTCAACTGGCGCAGAACGGTAGAGCCGGCAAATGCTGATTTTCCTATATTGAATATCAGGCTACATAGTGCATCATATTGGTTCTGATTCAGCGGGACGCGAACAAGACTACTTATCGCATCTTCAACCCACTGCAAATCCTCTTTAAGCAGTTCAGACGATTTTTCGGCTGTGATTATCATCCCTGATACGACAGGATTACCATCCACTTTTCCGGTGTGCCCAACCCCAATAGTTGGTATCCCCCTGCTATCTGGATAGGCTTTTAGTCTCTCGCCTTCTTCACGTTTTAATCTGGTGATTCCGTTACTGCTGATTTGCATCATCGACTCCGGCTTTTTTAGCAGCGAAGCGTTTGATTAGCGAACCAATCGAGTCTGTGCCGATGTAGCCGATAAACACACTCGCTATGTAAGCAAGATTGCTACTCAGTCCGGCGAAGACTAAAAGGTCACGAATGAACCAGGCGATAATGGCGCACATCGTTGCGTCTATTAGTGTTTTCTTAAACGCACCGCCATTATACCGACCGCGAAGGTACGCCATTGCAAACGCAAGGATTGCCCCGATGCCCTGTTCCTTTGCCGCCATCATGGCGGTTAACAGATCATGTTTTTCTGGCATCTTTTTCATGTCTTACCTCACGACCGTGAGGGTTTGTTCAATGTTATGAATTGGTTGATATTGGAAAGAACAAATCCAGGATACAGTGATTAGTAACGTGGTTTGTTCGTGACTAATGGCATGAGCAAATCAGGCAGGAGGCTGCGTCAACAGTCTCTTGCCGCCAATTTTCACGAATCCCAGCCATAGGGCTGGGTTTTCTTTTGTGTAAAACGCCCTACCCCGTCGCCACGAATGAGCAAGTGTATCTGGATGTGTTCTGGTGATTGGTGATAGGACGCTTTCAGAAAGGTCGTGCTTAAAACGCAAAAAGCCCCGCATCGCTGCAGGGCCTTCTTTCAAATCCACCTTAACAAAGGACGGATTTCTACTGTTAGAAACAATATTAAACAAAAATCGCCACTTTGTAAATAGCATTTTCTACAGAACTCCTTTTCAGTAGAAAATATTTATCACTGCGTGACTTTGCTCAACATCTGATTTGCATATTCCTCCTGCTTAATACACTCACCTACCAGACTTTCGAAGAAATCCTTATATGACCTGCGCCATGTGGTTTCAGGAATATCAATCACTGTTGCGCAGATGTACTTTCGAACGCTATCAGGCAGTAACCGAGCATATCCTCGCCCATTACAACGTCTGCATGTTTTGTATGCAGGGACGCCTCCTTGTAGAATAGTTTTCTCTTTATCGATAACAACACCTTTGCCATTGCACTGGCATGCGTTGGTCAGAACCCCCTTCCCTTTGCACTTATTGCACAAAACTTTCACCGTCTCCTTGCGCTCTGAAAGGTACGGCTGCCCGATGCTTTTCATCGTCATTACCTCGGCATCGATAAACTTCTTCCCGCCGCAGCAATCACAGGTTCTGGTACTGGCAGCGCTTCGTGAATAGTCAGCAAATGCGAATGTTGCGAGCACTTGCATTACCTTTGGCTTAATATCATTTTCTAGCTTGCGTAAGGCAGGAACATTATCGCAGTTCTTAAGAGCATAGGCAGTCAGCAGTTCAATAGCTTTCTCACGGTCATTGCTGCTGATTTCCATCTTCCCAAGAAACGCGCTGTAACCCAACGATGCGCGACTTTGAGTCATACCCATAGCTGCCATAACATCAGTGCCAGTTAACGTTTCTGAAGCTGTTGCGCGAGGGATATCGTTTATCTGAGAAGATTTTGCGAAGTGAAACTTCACTACATTTTCCAAATTCATGCAGCATCGCCTCCCGATGGCTTGTTCAATCCAATCCGGTTCACCAGTTCACGCTCTCGCTCATGCAGATAATCCATCGCCTTCTGGTGTTGCTCCGTCATCTCTCTGACGCTGCGCAATTCAGCTTCGTCACGTTCACGCTGCTGTTTCGCCTGGTTAATGCTGGTTACGGTCAT